AGAAATACTGAGGATGAAAAATTAAAAGAGTTTAACCAAAGTCTCCAAAACATTTTTAAAGAACTAGCAGATAAGAAGACCGATATCATGTATCATGATTTCGCATATTCGCTATTGAAAGATGATGGAGTTAAGACAAAGATAATTAAAAAGTATCTACCACTTATCAATCAGCAGGTTAATCGTTACTTGCAGATGATGGATTTCTATATCAACTTTAAGTTAGATGAAGAATTCAGTGAGACAATTGAGTCACCTATTCATGAAAACTTTTCATATAGTTCATTTAGTGAAGGTGAAAAAATGCGTATTGACTTAGCATTACTCTTTACTTGGAGAGAAGTTGCAAGAGTTAAGAACTCAGTAAATACTAACTTATTAATTATGGATGAAGTATTTGATAGTTCTCTTGATGGTATGGGAACTGATGAGTTCTTAAAAATAATACGTTTTGTAATAAAAGATGCGAATGTATTTGTTATATCTCATAAGGCAGACTTACACGACAAATTTAATAGTGTAATAAGGTTTGAGAAAGTCAAAGGTTTCTCTCGTGTTGTTTCTTAATAAATATTTAAAAACTTAAAACTATGGTTTGGCACATAAAAAAATCAAGTATGTTGGGTTCATCAGTTGGAACTGTTTATTATAAAGGTGACAATCGTTGGACTGAAACATTTGCAGATCGTGCTACTTACACTTCTCAGGCAAAGGCAAAAGCAGAGACTTATATCTGGGAAAAGAAAACAACCGCAGGTTGGGACGTAACCGCTGTAAATGAGAACGCATAATGATTTTTTTCTCTCTCATACTTTCATTCTTTGCAAATCACTTACCAGTGATGTATGTTCAAGTACCTCAGTGGGCAGATGATTGGGCAGTTTGTGCTGTGGATATACCAGACGCAAAGTGTCATTGGTATGTTGTCGCACCTGATAATACATTTGGTGAGGGATTTGATTGGGAAAGTGCACCTTGGTTTGATGCCAATGGTTTAAATGATGTTGCACCAATGCAAGAAGTTTCAGTCGTAGAAAAATTACAGGGGAAAAAATGAAAACATTTCAAAAGTTTCAAGAGGATGTGAAACAAATGGAACAACAAATGAAAGGTTTTGCTCAAACTATAGTGCCACAATTGAAAAGTTTCGCAAAACAAAATCAAAAGTCTCCAAAAGAATTAACACAGGTACGAGATAAAATTACAAGTAAAGTATCATCCACACTTGGTAAGAAAATGGATGTTAAAGGATTGATTAATAAAATACCAGACTCAGGAAAAATGTCAGATATGATTGGAAAGTCTGCAAACAAAATGACTCAAATGTTAAAAGATCCTAAAACAACAAACAAATTTAATAAAATATTTGATATGATAGGAACAGTGCAGAAGTAAAATGACAACTCCTAATTGGCAACATAATTCTGGTAAACCACAGAAACGAACGTTAAAACCACAAGCTCTACGACAAGCAAAGAAACGTCGTGGACAGTTAATAAAGTGTCTACTCAACCGTCCCAAGGGGCGGTTTCGTCGTTATAATAGGTATATAAAGCAAACAACATTATGACAGTCCAACACGAAATTAAATCACAACTCGCTAAACTACTTGCAACAGAAGACATTGTAGTTGAGCACAAGAAAGTTGAAACAGCAGAGTTTAACGTACAAACTCGTGTACTTACACTTCCTATGTGGGAGAAAGCAAGTGGAAATGTAATTGATATGTTAGTTGGTCACGAAGTTGGACACGCACTCTACACACCTGATACAGAGTGGTGGAAAGAGGTGCAGGTACCTCAACAGTTTGTCAATGTTGTTGAAGATGCTCGTATTGAAAAGTTAATCAAGAGAAGATATGAAGGACTAAACAAGACATTCTATAATGCATATCACGAACTATCAGATAAGGACTTCTTTGATATTGAGAGCAAAGATATGAGTGATTTCAATCTTGCAGATAGAGTAAACCTATACTTCAAGATTGGTCATTTTGTTGATATTGATTTCAATACTGAAGAGAATTTTCTTGTGAGTAAGATTGAATTAGCAGAGACATTTGAAGAGGTATTAGTTCTTGCAAAAGAATTATATACACTTTGTAAGCAACAATTAGAGCAAGAGAACAAAGAAAGGCAGGAAGTAGAGAATGACACAGGTATTGACTTAGGTGATGAGACTTTAAATGGTTCACCTAAATCAGAAACAGAAGAGTCTGGAGAGGAAGTAGATTTAGATTATCAAAAATCAGAATCTCAACCACCAACAATCGAAGAGATTGAAGATATGCTAGACGAACTCAGTAACCGTTCTCAACCACAAAATACAGAACCAGAAGTTGAGACTATGGATGCTCTTGATGAAGCACTCAAAGACCTAATTAATAGAGGTAGTCGTGAGAATCATTATATTGAGTTACCAAAAGTAGATATTAATCAAGTAGTAATCTCCAATGAGAAAGTTCATAAGCAGTTTGAAGAGCATTGGAGTAATTTAAATATAAGAATACAAAGTCAATTCAAAGAAAATCCAAACTACTTTATTTCACTTTTGCATCCTGAGAGAATTCCAGAAACTTATGACCCATTTGAAGGATTAGATAAAGATTTCTATGCATTCAAAAAATCAGCACAAAAGGAGGTAAACTATCTTGTCAAAGAATTCGAGTGTAAAAAATCTGCAGGAGCTTATGCCCGTGCTACTACTAGTCGCACTGGTGTTCTCGATACAGCTGTATTACACACTTACAAATTTAATGAAGACATATTCAAAAAAGTATCAGTAGTACCTGACGGAAAGAATCACGGATTAGTATTCATTCTTGATTGGTCTGGTTCAATGAACAATGTAATGATGGACACATTGAAGCAACTTTATAATCTAATATGGTTCTGTCGTAAAGTTCAAATACCTTACGATGTCTATGCATTCACAAATGATTATCCTAGACCTGCGATGTATGCAAATAGAGAGACTTTCTATGAACCAAAGAATATGATGGCAGAAGTCAGTAATAATTTTGCTTTACTGAATATGTTTAGTAGTCAAACTAAGTCAAAGGATTTAGATACACATATGATTAACATTTGGAGGTCTGCCTGTGTATTTGATTGGTCACAAAGCACACCTTACTTAGATGTGCCATACGGATATAGATTATCTGGAACACCTTTAAACGAAGCAATGGTTTCTTTACATCAATTACTACCTCAGTTTCAAAAGAAAACTGGTGTTGAAAAAGTACAATGTGTAGTTCTTACAGATGGAGAGAGTCAACCACTTAAGTATCATCGTGAGGTTCAAAGACAATGGGAGGATGAGCCATACTTGGGTTCAAACTACTTTGGAGAAAGTTGTGTTTTGCGTGACCGTAAGTTAGGTAAGACTTACATTTCAAAAGATTCTAGTAGATATGAATGTACAGATATGCTACTTCATAACCTAAGAGATAACTTTCCACAAACTAATTTTATTGGTATACGTGTTCTTCCAAGTCGTGAAGGTGGTTCATTCATTCGTAGATACTGTGGATATGAAACTGATGCTACAGAAAAAATGATGCGTCGTTGGAAAAAAGAAAGGTCTTTTGCAATTAAGACCTCTGGATACCACACTTACTTTGGTATGGCATCATCTGCTCTAAACAACGATGGAGAGTTAGTTGTAAAAGAAGATGCAACAAAGGCAGAAATAAAAAGAGCATTCGCAAAGAGTCTTAAAGGAAAGAAGATGAATAAAAAGATATTAAGTGAATTTATAGAATTGGTAGCTTGATAAATAAAGTTACCTTACGTTAATATTATGGTTAGAATTACACCTAAAGAAGCACAGGACATGATGAATGCATATAGTAAAGTATATGCACCGAAGGAAGAACCAAAACCAGAGACCGAAGCAGCAACAGATACACCTGCTGAAGAGGAATCAGATAAATAAACTTACACACTAGAGAAAAATGTCTAAATTTGGAGATTTAATAGCAGGAGTATCAGGAGAAACTGTTGCAACACCAGTTGTAGAAGAAGCACCAGTGGTAGAAGAAACACCAGTGGTAGACACAGCACCTGCATCTGTAGAAGACCCTGTTGACCCAGAACCTCTTGATTTGTCTGGTTTATCAAAAGATGAATTAGAAGATTATGGACGCACGATTGGTATTGAACTTGATCGTAGACATAGTAAATCAAAGTTAGTTAAAGAATTAGAAGACCATATAGAATATTTAAAGACAGTTTAAACCAGTTAATAAAGTGGCACACAAGGGGTTTCATCAACCCCTTTTTTTGACTATAATAATAACATAGTTAAGAAACAACACTTTATTATTATGCCTTTTGAATTAAAAATGACTTCTGAGCAAGCAATTGAAAAACTCAAGAATCTTTACGGTACAGAGATTACCACAGCGGATATCAAAGCATTCTGTGCAATGAATGATATCACTTACAACACAGTTACTAGAAAACTACAAGATTATAAAGTAGCAAAGGGTAAGTGGAATCTTGAGGTTACAGTTGCAGCAGTAGAAAACATCGAGAAGTCTTACAACTCACCTGCAGTTATTCCTGCATCAGAAAAGAATTTAGTTCCTGCAGTAGATGAAACATTCTTAAAATTTGGAAATTTTCCTGATGTAAAGAGAATTATACAATCAAAACAATTCTATCCAACATTCATTACAGGTTTATCTGGTAATGGTAAAACATTTGGTGTTGAGCAAGCGTGTGCTCAATTAGGTAGAGAATTAATTCGTGTAAACATCACTATTGAAACTGATGAAGATGATTTGATAGGTGGTTTTCGTTTGATTGATGGTAACACAGTATGGCATAATGGTCCTGTTATTGAAGCACTTGAAAGAGGTGCAGTATTATTACTTGATGAAATTGACCTTGCATCAAATAAGATACTTTGTTTACAACCAGTTCTTGAAGGTAAAGGATTATTCCTAAAGAAGATTGGTAGATTTGTTGAACCAAAAAAAGGATTTAATGTGATTGCAACTGCAAACACAAAAGGTAAAGGTTCTGAGGATGGTAGATTTATCGGTACTAACGTATTGAACGAAGCTTTCCTTGAGAGATTTCCTGTTACTTTTGAGCAAGCATATCCAAGTGTTAACAATGAAATTAAACTTCTAGGTTTACATGCAAATACCATCGGTGTTGATGACTCTGAGTTTGTTAAGAAGTTAGTAGATTGGGCAGACATCATTCGTAAAACATTCTATGATGGTGGTATCGAAGAGTTAATCAGTACTCGTAGATTGGTTCACATACTTCGTGCATACTCTATCTTTAAGAACAAAGCAAAAGCAATTCAAGTTTGCATCAATCGTTTTGATGACGAAACAAAGCAATCATTTATGGAATTGTATGATAAAGTAGATGCAGACTT